CTGGAATGCGGGACAGCCTAAAAACACGCGAAAAAAAATCATTGGCTTTACAAGCCCATGCGCAAACCGAAGAATTTTCATTGAATCGCCCAGACATACGCGAGAAAGCTGCCGCCGCTTCCGCAAAAGAACTAAAGGCGTTCCGATCCCGCCCGACGTTCTCGCCAAGCGTGATTGCCGCACAGCCAATGCATAGACAGTGCAGTCGAGCCCCTCCGTCGGTGCGCCCGCACGCTTCGGCTGAAACTCGATAACCGGCCGATTTTTCACGAACCGCACGCGACGCGTTTCGTTTGTCACCTGCTCGAGAAACTCATCGGTTAGCTGGTCGCTCAGCCGGAAGGCCTGCGGATTCTCGCTTCCGTCCTCGTTGAACGGATCGCGCGCCAGCCGGTCGAGCACCTCCGTTTTTTTAACACGTCGACCGCGACGCCAACCGCGCGCATGTCGCCCTTGACGCTCGTTAGCTTCGTCCATACTTTTCGTGGTCCGGGAAGGCCCTTGATCGCGAAAATATATCGAGCCATTCGGGGATAGCAGAAGTCGTAAACCTTTTGCGTCCGGCCTTCCCGGCCGCCCGAGTCGATCGCCGCCCCGTCGATCCCGATCATCCATCCGTTCGGATGCCTCCATCTGCTCTTTAGAAACCCGTCGAGCGTTTTCCAAACGGCATCCTCGAGCGTGTTACCAGCGAACACGACGTGGCCAAGGATGCACGGCGCGCCGTAGATAGGGAAGCCGATCAGCACGCATTCAACGCGATCATCCTGCGTATCGACTCCGGCCGTGATCACCATGACGTCTTCCGGCACTATCATGCCGTGCCCCGATGTCGGCAGGCCCCATGGCTCGGCGCGATCCGCTAGCAACGAAGCGTCAACTCTGTTGATCGTCGTGCGCCACGGGCGGCCAAGCACCGTATTGTGGAAGACCTGCATGCGCGACGGGCCGCCGCGCTTCGCGTCGTAATATTCCTTGACGAGCGTTGCCCACGACGCGTTCGGGAGAAGCGAGACGAGGGCGTTGATCTTGAACGAGCGGTGCGCCGTAACCTCTGGCTTTAGCGCCCGCCATTTCCCCGCATATACCATTTCTGGCTTATGACGCTCGTCGATCAAGGCCTTGCAATGCGGGCACATATATTTGACGGTTGCCGGGTCGTGGTTTTCCCACTCAAGATTCGACCATTCCGGCGCGTGATAAGCCCCGCATTCAACGCACGGTATCTCGAATATTTCCTGCGATCCTTCATCGAACCGCGCCGCTACGACGCTGATATCCTCGTCGGTCGGCGTGCTCCCTATCACGATCCTTCGATTTGGCTCCGCCATCGTGCGGCGTTCCGCGAGATCGAGCGCGTCGCCCTCGCTCGTCACCTCATAGCGGTCGACCTCATCGCAAAGGAGCAGTCGGCAATCATGGCGGCTTAGATTCCTCGGCGCCCGCGCGGATAAAATTTTCAGGCTGCCCCCGCCAGCGAGACTTTTACGCGTGAGCGTGTTGCGCCCGTCGAGCCGGCCAAATCGCATAAGGTCGCGGAGAACGGCGTTCGACCTAAAGAGCGGCTCGACCCAATCGACGCTTATCCCTCTTGCGTCGTCGTCGGTTGGCATCAAAAGAATGATCGGCCCCGGATCCATGGCGGCCGTCGCGGCAAGCACGCCCATGAGGCCAGTCGTGTAGCCAAGCCGTGCGCTTTTCATTACGGTCACGCGCTCGACGCCGCGATCACCCATCGCGTTTAGAATTTCCGTCATATAGGGCCAGTTTTCCATCGGCCCCGGGCGCACGCTCTTTCCTTCCGGGAGAGTTATGTTTTTTGTCATCCAATCGGCGAGAAGCAGGTCCTCCGGCGGCCGCAATATCGCAAGGATTTGGCGGACAAGCCTAGCCGCCTTCGGACTCATGAGGAAACACGTTTCCTATTTGCGGCATCGGAGGCTGATCGGGCACCACGCTCGAGGTCTCCAGCAATACCTTGCGAGCGATTCTGCGGATGCCCTCGACATCGCCAAGCGGCAAATGCGGCAACTTTTCTTGGCATCGCGCAGGGATCGACAGCACCATCGCCTTGATCGTGCCCACGATCGCGCCCCACGCCTCCGTCAAGTCGTCCATAGAGACGAGAGCGCCCTCGAGGGCTGCGTTCTTTAGATCGTAATTCCGCCGCTGAGCGATCTTCAGCCGCGCGTTCTCGTCGACGGCGTTTAGCTCGTTGCCCTGCCGCCCGGCCGCGACCTCCCGCAGGTGCCGGACATAGTTGCGGACCGACGGCGCAAGGAGATAGCGCCCGCGGACCCCGGACCCGACCACGATCCCGGCGTGCTTAAGCTTCCTGAGCGATTGCGTGTCGAGATCAAGCAGGCCAGCGAGGCTTTGCCCGGTTATCCCTTCAGCCATGCCGGCGGACCCAGATATTTCAAAATATTCAGCAAAACCAGCACATTAGGACTTGCTATCATCGCAAATTGGAGCGTGTGTGCTGCTCCCGATGCCGCAGCGAGCGGTTCGTTTTAAACCCACGAAAGGAAAGGACCACAGTGACCATCGAAGTGAAAAACTACAGCAACGCGAGTAACGCCCGCCGCGCGGCGAAGGCCGCAGGGCTGAGCGAATTCGACATCTACAGGGCCAACGACGGCTGGTATAAGATCCGTGTCGCCGCGCTCAAAGCCGCAAAGCGGTGGTGGAGCATTCTTGGTGTGGCGAAGAGCGCCAGCAAGGAAGAGATTCTCGGCGCCTATCGAAAGCTCGCGGTGGTGCGCCACCCGGATAAAGGCGGTGACGGCGCGGTGATGAAAGAGCTAAACCTCGCGCGCGACGCGGCGCTGAAGGCGGTGGATAAGGCTCCCAAGGCTACCAAGTCGCCGAAGGCCGCGCCCGAGGAATCTAAGGCGCCCAAGGCCGGCCGCAAGACCACCAAGGGCGAGACGCTGTTCCAAATGATCAAGAAAGGCGCGACCATCACGGAGCTGACCGCGTCTCTCGGCTGGCAGAGGCACACCGTTCGCGCCGCGATCTGCAGGCTCAGCAAAGCAGGCTATACCGTCGTGCGTACCAAGGTCAGCACCACCGAAGTATGCGCGCCAGCCGCGCGAGCTCACGGATTCGAATCTCACTATAAGATTGCGGCGTGACGCTCCATTAAAACGGCCCAGTGTCCGTGCGCTGGGCCTAACTCGCAAGCGAAGCGCCAGCCTTCGCCTTCGAAGCGCGAGCGGTCTTCGTGCCGGACGTAGCGGACCCAACGGACCGCTCCGGCCGGCCAGTCGCTTGACGATCCGCAATCACCTCGGCAAACGTCTCGCCCGTCGCTTCCAACGTAGCCGTTTTGCCGGTAAAGTTCTGCCATCGAAGCACGCTCACGTCGACGTAAGGTGCGTGAAGTTCGATCGCGTGACAGGCGCGGCCGGTGATTTCGGCCGCGATGATCGTTGTGCCGGAGCCGACGAAAGGATCGTAAACCGCTTGACCAGGCGAGGAATTGTTCTCGATCGGCCGCTTCATACACTCGACGGGCTTTTGAGTCGGATGCCCACCGTCCATTTTCTGGGCTTTGGGGATATCCCAGACTGTTCCTTTATCGCGGCCCCCGAACCACGGGTGATTTGCCCCCTTAAAGGCGTACCAGCATATTTCGTGCTGCCAGTGATAATCCGCGCGCCCGATGACGAAAGGCGTCTTGCGCCAAACGAGCTGCGATTGGACCCTGAACCCGGCGGTCTCGATCCCATGCTTGATCGAATAACCTTCCTCAAGCGACGGTGACCACAGATACGCAGTCCCGGCTTCGACGGCCCAGGCTTGAAGAGCCGATCCAATAAACTCCGATAATGCGGTGCCCCTCAAGTCGTCGTTCGCAATGGGAGCGAACTTTAACCCCTTCGCCGCCTTCTCGCGCCCGACGAACTTCCCGCGCTCGAACCCGACCCCATACGGCGGATCGGTCACCATCAAATGCGGCTTGACGCCATTCAGCGCATTGTCGACCACGAGCGTGTCGGTGCAATCTCCGCAGACCAGCCGATGCCGTCCAAGCAGCCAAATGTCGCCGAGCGCGCTTACCGGCTCAGCCGGCGGCTCCGGCGCTTCGTCCGGATCGGTGAGCCCGCCACCGTCGGCCTTCAAAAGGTCGTCGATCTCGGACTCGTTGAACCCGATCAGCGAAATGTCAAAGTCGGATGCGCGAAGCTCCGCAATCTCGATCGCAAGCCGCTCAAGGTCCCACTCACCGTTCAGCGTGAGCTTGTTGTCTGCGAGCATGTACGCCCGCTTCTTGGACTTGCTCCAGCCGGCGGCAACCATGACCGGCACGTCTTCTATGCCGAGGCGGTTTGCCGCAAGTATGCGTCCGTGCCCCGCAATTATGAGTCCCGCCTCGTCGACGAGGACCGGGATCGTCCAGCCCCACTCTTCGATCGAAGCCGCAAGCTGCATGACTTGCTCGTCGCTATGGGTGCGCGCATTCCGCGCGTTGGGGACAAGCTTGGCGACCGGCCAGCGCTCGACGCGGTCGGCGGGCCAGCGTTCGGCCATCTCAAATCCCCAACAAGATCGCGATCATCGCGAGAACGAATACCGCTATCCGCATAATCGTCCCCATATCGGTGTCTTTTTCCTCAAAAAGACACAAGCCGAGGAACAGCGTCGCCAGCGCAAGCCCGCGCATCGTGGCTTCAACCGTTCATCGTGACGGGGAGCTGGCCGCCAGCCACCATAGCAGCGCCAGCCACGCGCTCTGTCCCGAGCATCCGCAAAACATCGAGCGCGGCCGCCCGGTGAATGAACAAGCGGCATTCCTCCGCGGAGGCCGGCCCGAACAAGCCCACCCTTTCCTGGAGGTCTAACACCCCGAAGCCGGTCGGCAACGTGGCGATGACGCGGCGGTCGCAGGCGGCAAGCCACACGTCCGCCATGACCGCGGTGATCTCCTCGAGGAGCTGCGCGTTAGTTTTCAAACGTTACCCCCTAGAGAAAACATAAATTGCGTGACATTCCGGGCGCGGCGCCGCCCGCGCAAGCCAAGCTAAAAATAGGGTTCCTATAGGGGGGGCGGCATGGCATTACTTTGGAGACCGGCTGTTGAAGACCTTCTTGCGCGGAGCTGGTAAAGGCCGGCAGAAAGCTCGCGGAGATGGCCGGAGGCGCGTTCGGGTGTGTGCCCCCAGGGCGCCAGCAGATTGAAGGTGAGCGGCATGCTCGACAGGAGGTTCGTCGCGAGCCGCTCCGCGTCGATCAGCGCGCCGATTTCGCGGTAGGCAGTCTCGCACCGGGCGGTATGGGCGATTTCGGGGTTGAGGAAATTGCCGCCTGCTTTGCCCGCCGCTTCGGAAATCCGGCTGCCGAGTTTGCGGCGATTGCCATCCTCGCTGACATAGCTGCCGATCGGCAGGCCCCGGTCCTCGCGCCACAGCGTCTGAAGCAGGCGGGCGGCGGATCGGAACCGCGGATCGAGCGGCTCGTGAACGCAATGTTTCTTGAGGACGTCGGCCGGGATGAGCCGACAATTGGTGAATGGGCTTACCGAATTCTGATACCATGCTTCGCGCTCCAATGAACACGAAGCAGATTCAGATGATGGCGGCAGAAATTTACGGCGTGCGATCAAACGGAGCTTTCATGCGGGCGCCCGGCGCGGGGTATAAAGCTGTCAGGCGCTGCGGCGTACCATTTTTCTTGTCCCCGTGACCTTTAAGAAGCCCGGTCTTCGCGCGCCTCGCGAAGCGCCCGGCCGAAGAAGTGCCGGATGGCCTGGTCGCGGGCCGTAGCGTCGGCTAGGACGATGTTCTTCATCTCGGCATCGCGCTGAAACATGCGGATTGCGCCTTTGAAGAAG